TCCTTGAGGTCGGGGCCCTACGAGTCCGAGGCCATGGAGTTCTCCACGTCCATCGTCAAGACGAAGTCCTTCCAGTCGTTGTTCGCCGAGGTGGAGGCCTTGTCCTCCCACGTGTTGCTGGAGATGTGCCACAAGATGGACCAGGTCGAGGCCATCTTCGCGATGTTCCCCAAGGCCCAGATCGGGGGGCCGAGGGAGATCTTGATCCAGGCCGTGAAGCTCAGGATCATCGTCAAGTTCTTGGAGACGTACTCGAAGGAGATGTGCAAGATGCACGAGAAGGAGATGTTGACCAAGACCTTCCAGAGGCCGGAGATCCAGAGCGACACGTTGGCCGAGATGAGGGAGGTCATGAGGGCCTCGGTCAAGAGGGGCAACAACACCGTCTTCTTCTCGATGAACGCCGACGCGTCCAAGTGGTCCCCCTCCTTCGTCATGGAGAACTTCATGCACTTCGTCTACAACTGGGACATCAACAAGGACATGAAGGAGTTGTTGTTGACGGTCATCTCCTCGTTCTCGTCGAAGAAGATGCTGGTCCCGGACGACCTGAAGAGGAAGTGGGAGAACAAGGACAAGAACTTGACGGAGTACAACGAGGGGACCGAGTCCTTCAGGCAGCAGGCCTACGAGAACAACTACGTCGTCGAGCTGACGTCCGGGATGGGCCAGGGCATGTTCCACTTCTTGTCCAGCTTGTACCACTGCGTGACCGACGACATGAACGAGGAGATCATCAAGGAGGTGATGATGGAGAGGTTCCACACGTCGATGTACCAGAAGGTCATGAAGTCGTCGGACGACTCGACCACCATCGGCATGATGATGTACGGCAAGAACTTGTCGGTGATCAACAGCTCCATCAAGGCCTACGTCTTCATGTACGACTCGCTGAAAGGGTTGTCCAACATCCACACCAACTGGAAGAAGTCCGGGTTGAACTTCATCATCTCGGAGTTCAACTCGTTGTTCTCCATCGGCAAGAGGATGGTCTGGGCCACGATCAAGGACATCTACACCTCGAACTCCATCCCCGACTTGACCTCCCCGGAGGAGGCCGTGGTGTTCATGAACTCGAACATCAGGAGGGCCTTCGAGCACGGCGTCTACCTGACGACCATCAACGTCATGATGAAGTTGGCCTCCATGCAGTTGAAGAGGTACTACAAGTACGACGACAACCTGATCTCGTTGTTGAAGTACAGGTTCAACTGCGAGGAGGACTTGTTGCCCTACCAGCTGGGCTTCTTCCCCTCCAACATGCCGGTCGAGACCATGCTGTTCGGCCTCGAGGTCAACATGTTCAACACCAAGAACTCGGACGAGTTGAAGAAGTTCTACTACAACCTGTACACGGCCGAG